TAATACTATAGCCCAGGTTACGGGGTACACGTCAGACTATAAGTACCCGTACCCTCCTCACCTACAACGTCACCATGTCCCAACAAAACCCTAACGCCGATAACTCCGCAAACCCCGATGGCTTATGCCCGCAAACGCCGTTACGCCCGACGCAAGTCTGGTTCGTCCAAGGGAAAAAGAACAACAAGGCCTTCCGCACGGCGCTATCGCTCCACCGGGAGAACGCGACGCTCAACCCGGACACGGCCAATGTCGAAGAAAAGCATCCTCAACACGACAAGTCGCAAGAAGCGTAATGGCATGCTCACATTTTCCAATTCTACCGGCACTGGCGTTCTAGCCTCCATCGGTCAAAACCCTCTCACCATCGCTGGTTCTGCCGCAGGGAATAACCTCGGCTACGTTCATTTCCGCCCCACTGCCATGGACCTCAACGATAATAACGCTGCTCCAAATAGCATCACTACTATGTCAGCCCGCACCTCAACAACTTGCTTTTTGCGCGGTCTCGCAGAAAATATCCGTATTGAAACTAGCTCGGGCAATCCATGGTTTCACCGCCGCATATGCTTTACGTCACGCGACACCCTTTTCCTTTCCGTTGCAAGTGCCGACACTCCCGGAACTGACCGAGCTGCCGCCGCATCCGGCGCTATTGAAACTAGCAACGGTTGGCAAAGACTAGCCGCAAACATGGCATTGGACACCATGACCGGCACTATCAACAACTTCAACGGTCTCATCTTCAAGGGCACTCAAGGGCGTCGATTGGGGATGACTTCATTACTGCACCTATCGATACTGCACGCATTGACCTCAAGTATGACAAGACCAAGGTTTACAAATCCCGGTAATGAACGGGGTGTCCTCCGAGAGACCAAAATATGGCACCCAATGAACAAGAACATCGTTTACGATGATGACGAACGCGGTGACAAATACGCCACCAACAATTACTCGGTCACCGATAAGCGAGGCATGGGTGATTATCACATCATCGATCTCTTTTCTCAAGGCAGCAGCGGAAGCACTTCAGACTTGCTCAAGATCAGATATACTTCTACTATGTACTGGCACGAAAAATAGGTTCTGTCACGTTTACAAATACACAATTGTCCTCCAACCATGCAATGTCCTCGTAGATCAGATCAATCCGTCCTCGTGGTGTCCTTTCCGTGATGTCAGCTTTTAACTGGTCTCTCGGATCAGAATTGGCTAGCCAGATGCAAGGTTTCCCCCACGAGACTTGAACCGGATCTCGATACAACTTCTTTACTGTCACAACAGCCTGTGCCCCCAACCACTCTTTGAAAGAGGGGAACATAGCAATCCCACCCCTCAAATCATCAAACACCGCATACTGCGCGTCAGGCATATCGCGCAGCAACACGGCACCACTCAACATTCCCATGATGTATACGTGGCTGCCGAGTGATCTAGACCACAGTGTCTTTCCCAATCTGGAAGGTCCATACAATACCAAGGACTTGGCTCTACCTGAACAAGTTAGCACTATCCACATCAAACATCGAGGCGTCCGCGCGGCGGAGCGAGCGCGTGACTAGCCGTAGCATTGCGTAGATCATACCCTAGCAGAGATATATTCTGCACCCGAGCGGAGCGGACACTCACCAGTTACTGAATCAGCTTCAACAAGCTCTCTTCCCCATCCAGCCAGCTCAGGTACCATTCCAAGCTCAAATTCGATCCCATCGGGACCCACATAGGGTTCGATTCGTTCGGCGTAATATCGGTCGGCGTATTCCAGTAGTTCCTTGTGTCGGAGAATAAATTCCTTTGGAGCCAGTGCTCGTACGAGCTCAAGAAACTCTTCTCGACTTTGCGCATCGACGATAGAGCTCCAGATATTCTCAACTGAAGGAAGTCCACCTGAGCCCGGCCTTGGAAGCCCCCCTGCAACAACGTTTCCGTCTTTGACCGCATAATCCCAACCTTCTCCCGCACGACCTCGAGATGGCACAACGTTCGGGTGCTTGCCTCCGACATCAAAAAAACCGGATCGTCTGGATTGCTTCTTGTGTCCAAAATCGACGAAAACATGGAGATGAGTACCTCCATCAGCGTGATCCTCTCGTCCAATGATACACTCCGCTCCAAGAGACGAAATATGGTCGAGAACGTCCCACTCATCGAGCGTGCCGCATTGAGAGTAGGTGAGGAGGACATAACGAGCAGAAAAATAAAAAGTTGGCATGTCACCGAGAGGAACCTGGGCAAAC